TCCTTTTTTAATATCTTCTTCTTTTCCTATTTCTTTTTCTAACCAAGCTTCATAAAAACCACCTTTAGCTTCCATGTCTGCATATTTAGGTTGTAATTTATTATAATAATAAGCATTAATAAGTTGAAAAGAAGTTTGAGCTTCTTCAACACCATATAATTCCATTAAAGCTTTTGATAATACCTCTGGTTTCATTTCTGATTTAAATTTTTCAGCTAATTCTAAAGCCGCTGCCTCTTGTGAATCTTGTCTAAAAGTAGTATTTAACTCTCCATCAGCAGGAAAAGCTATGTCAAAAGATTTACTATGAGCTAATTTTGCAATCTCTGATATTGCTTTATCAGCAGAAACCATTACTCTTAAAGCATCGGGATTTGTACTAATATCTCCTTTTGTTGCTTTTAAAATTTCCAAGTCTTTATTAGATACTGGATATAGTTTTTTAGCTTCTCCTACGACTTGTTCAAAAGTAGCTGCCTGAAATATTTCTTTAAATAGATTTTTTTCATCCAGAGTTAATTCATTATCTTTTCGATTTTCTTTTCCTAACATTGTTAATAAATCATTATATTTATCATCCATCTTTAATTCACTTATAATTTTCTCTAAAGGTTTTAAAGCTGATGCAATAATACCAGTAGGTGGATCTTTTCCTTGAAGTGCTAATTTATATATAGCATCAAAACGAGTGTCAATAGATATCTGTTTATCAAGATCAGACTCATAAGCTTTGCTATATGCATCATATTTACTAACATGAGATAGTTCTTTTCCACCCATAAATTTTTTCTCAGGATTTTTAGCTTTATACCAAGCTATATCTTCAGCAGTGAATTTTCCTTCAGCTTTAAGTAGTCCTTCAGAAATCATGCCTAAAGGTGATTTAGCTTGACCTAGTGGTTTAATACCAGATGAAGCAGTTATAATTTCTAAACCTCTTAATATATTTCTTCTTTTCTTTTTATCAGACCATACTTCGTCAATTTTATTAGGTAACTCTGTAGCAATATTTTCAAAAGCTGATCCGATAACTTCTGTAAACTTGGATAAACCAGTTTTCTCTATATCTGGTTTTGGCTTTGGTAAAATAATTTTATCATTTAAAGCAGCTCCGCCTTCAACTTCTATTTTATCATCTACTACTATTTCATTTTTATCATCTATTATTTCAGTTGTATCTTTTAATTTATTAACTCTATTTCCGTCTTTATCTAAAATACCAAGCTCTATTAATCTTTCTTTATTTTTTTCGTGATCTAATTCATCAAATTCATAAACTTCAGCCATTAAACCTCCTTAAAGTCTACATCAAGTTTATTATAATCTACCATTAAATATCCAAATTGATTAGGAGTAGCCGCTTGTGGTACTTGATGAGCCATTACACCTTGATATGTTTTATCATCACCTAGATATTTAAAGTTATAAATTTTAATGCCTTTAGGAGATTTTCCTACTAATTTAATATCTTTCTTTAATCTTATATCAGACATAAATTGTGCTCCAGCTAATGCTGCACCTGTTACTTGACCAAAGATACTCGGACCACCTACTGGTGTACCTACTGATCCTGATCTTTCTTCTCCATAACTTCTTATAGGAGCACCTGATAAAGCTCCAACCATTTGTCTTATTTGTCCAGCAGGATATTCTCTTGCTTCTATAAAGTCACGATATCCTTCTGCTAATTTAGCTTGTTCTATTCCACGTGCTTGTGCACCAAAAGCTTGAAGACCTTGCGCACCTGATTGTAAAGCTCCTATCTGAGTAGTTGCAGCACCTAGTTGTTGACCTAGTCCTGCCATTTGTGCTTGTCTATCTTGAGCAAATCTACTTGCACCTGATTCAAAACCTGCTTGTCTTAATCTTGCTGTTGTATCAGCTACTGAATCTAAATATCTTTCTTGTCCTAATACATTTTCTATACCCTGTCTGGATCCACCAAAAGCACCTGCCCCTACAGCAGAAGCATCCATAGCTGTTCTACTTCTACCATAAGCATCACCTAAATCTGTTAATGCTCCTGAAATAACTTGAGCTTCATAAGGATTAGCATAAGTTGCAGCTGTTGCTGTATCATAAGTTTGCGCACCAGCATTTGCTATTTGTTGACCTATACCAGCTAATTGTCCAGCTTGAGGAATTACTTGTTGAGAATATACATTTTCTGCTGCAATTTCTTGAGGATCAAGTGAAGCTATACGTTGACCTTGATACGCAGTATAAGGTTGACTAAAAACATTCTCTGCTGTTCTTAAAGTTCGTTCTTGAATTTCTTTAAAGTATTCAGGTATATCATAGCTAGTCGATGACTGCGATGGTGCCTGTACTACTGTTGTGCTTGGTTTGAATATACTACCCATTGACTATAAAAGTTCCTCCTATAACTTTAAAACCTAATTTAATAAAGGCATTGTTTTTTCTTTCAACATCTTTACCTTGGAATATTTCACATATAGCAGTAACTTTATGAGCTAATGCATATTCCTTAAATACTATCATTAAAGAACGAAAAATGCTAAATCTTCGATGTTGTGGACTTACATGTAACCATAAAGTTCTCATAAACTTTTTATCACTATACCACGTTTCATCTACTGTAGCAGCTAATGTTCCTACAATAATATTTTCATATTCTACTACTATAACAAAACTATTCTTAATGTAAAATACTATATTTTCTAATGCTTTCTTATTATTAGTATTTCCAAAGTTAAAAGGAGCCTCTATTAACCATGTTTTTAATAATTCTCTTATTCGAACAGCATCAGAAATCTGTGCTTTTCGTATTTTATATTTATCTTTTTCCATCAGCTCTTAAATTCACTCTTAAAGTTCCAAATCTCCAATTGTCTCCTATCGCTGTATTTTCAATTTTAATATTAGATTGTCTACCACGGATTCGAGTATTAATAAACCCTGTTGTGTTACTAACAGTTACAGTTTCACCAACAGTGGTATTACCATAAGGATAATCTCGTGTAGTTAAAGTAATTAAAGCATTTCCAGTCTGATTTTGAAAATCAGGTATTATTTTGTTTATAAACATAAATTGTTCACCATCTGCTAAATCCCCATCACCAGATTGAATATATGCTGTTAAAGCAGAGCCATCAGCATCTACACCATCTTCCATTCTATAAATTAAACTTCTTCCAGCTGTTAAACCATTTATTTGAGAAATCGTATTAGAAGTAGAATTAGCTGTATATGAAGTAGCTAAAGGATTTAATTCAACTCCGTTATCTTGATATGTACTTCTATTCATAGTTCCAAAACACCAGGAGTTTTCTAAATAATTATATATGACATATCTATCATTTTGATCAGAGGAACTAGAAGGGTAATACCATATTACTTCAGAAAAATTAGAGTTTTGTGCAGCATAAACCTGCGCATATTGAACTTTATTTATATCATCAAATATATGATTTAATACAGGACAAGGTATTTCTTGAACAGCACCAGCATATCTAAAGAATTGTCCATCGGACATCCAATAAGCTATATCATCTATTACTATTGCAGAATTAAGACCTACAGCTCCACAATCATTACCTAATTGTCTAAAACCAAATATAAAAGGAGGACCAATAAAAGACATTGATTGCATTGTAGTATCAGTCCATACTAGAATAGTTCCTTTAGCAGGACGTGCACATCTAATTTCACTTCCTCCTGCTATTCTTTGTGATCCAGCTGAATTAGTTACATTAGGAGTCCATTGATTATATTCTTCTTGATCAGACCAACGAATAAACATTTTATCTTGAGTTGAAGTATTACCAATAGAAGTTTCTGTACCCATACATACTACGTGTCTAGTTTCAGTAGATACCATTGATAAAGTTGATTTAGTTGGTGCATTAGCAATTATTGTAGCTCTATTACCTGTCATTCCACCTGATAAATCCCATTCATAAGTTCCACCTTCTTTTTGAGTAATAATTAAATCTTCTCCCCAATTATTTATAGACCATAATCTTGCATCAATAGTTACATTTGAAGTTGTTCGAGGAGTTCCCCATGTACTTGCACTCCAAGCACCTGAACCCCAACCATATCCGAAAGTTTGAAGACTAGGACCTACATTTAATTGATAAGTTGCTGTACAATTACCAGTAGGACCAACTGTTGAAGTAGCAGTAGCATTACTTTGAATTACATAAGCATCTACATTAGTAACTGATAAGATTTCATATTCAGCATCTAAAGTTGCAGCTGCAATTCCTCCAACTGAAGTGCTGGTACTACTTAAAGTTACAAAATCTCCAGTTGTAGCTCCATGATTTAAATCTGAAATAGTGACATTAGCACTCGTGTTAGTGGTTGTAAAAGCATTAACTAAATTAGCTGTTTCTCTTATAGGAGTAATATCTTGACTATCACCAGAAGCATAAGTATAGACTTTTCTATCTGTTCCTAAAGCTTCATATCTAGCTCCTGATAAAGAAAACCATTGTTCTAAAGCTCTTCCTACTCCTACATAATAAGCTTGACTAAATTTATTCCATCCTCCTAATTTTTGAGGAAGTCCTTTACGAAATCTGATTTTATCTCCGTCAATCCATCTACCTTCTGCTCCGGTTTCTGTATTTTCGGTGTCTAATCCAGGTTGAAAATTTAACTTTGTTAATGGCATAATAATAAGTATATAACAAAATTATTAAATTTATACTAAAAATTAAGGAGCATGAGGGGTGGTGTGGATATATATCTCATGCCCCAAGATTATGTTTTATATTACTTTTTAGGTAAAGTAAAGCCTTTATACCAGGCAGGAACGCCTAGAAATGGACGTTTATCAAACTCATTTTCTTTAGCTAATTTAGAACCTTTTTTATTATAATGTAAAAATACTTGTGCACAATCTTTACCAGTAAATTCTTCTCTCCAATGTTCAAGATCACATCCGGAATATATTAACATGTCACCTGGTTCTAGTTTTACTTTAATACCAGCTTGACCTTCTTTACTTGTTGGGTCTAAATATATAGGCCAATCATCACCACCTAGATTTAAAGTAGTAGATATTTCACAACTAAATCTATCTTTGTGTCTAGCTAAAACATCTCCTTTTTTATATATTCTTGCATAAGAATATGTTTCACTTAATTTTAATTTAGTATGTTTCTCCATTACAGGTTTAACTTTCTGTAGTAAAGTCTCCATAACTAAATCACTATAATGAGAATAAGTATTAGGAACTTGTTGATCATTCCATACTCCCCAATACTCTGTAAATGGTGATATATATTTTTGATTAAATAAAAATTGCGCAACCTTTCTTTTATTTAAGAAATAAGCAAAAGAAAAATCTGCTAATTCTCTACTAATAGCGCCTTTTAATACTGTATATTTATTTTTTTTGAATGACATTTAAATCTCCTTTTGTTGGTTGTCCATTTTGAATATTTAATACTCCTTTGGGTATGGCTTGACAGTTCCAGTGTATAAATCTAAAAGGTTCATATCCCATATCTACTATATATTGATGAGGCATATAAGATGGAAAAAAAATCATTTTTCCAGGTTTTACTTCATAATTAATTTGTGTAGTTGCATATGTAACTTTTGTTTTATCTTTTTCTGGTAAAAGATTCATTATATTACCAGGTCTTGGATCTTCAAAGAAAGGTCGTGATGTTTTTTCACTAGCTTTTAAAAAATAAAAACCAGAGATATGACCATTCCAATGAGTGTGTAAGGTATGATGTCCACCACCTTTTTTAGCAAACTCTTGTACCCATAATTCTGTAGTAAATAACTGATGACCAGACATCTCAAAACCCATTTCTTCTAATAGATTATATGCCGTAGCACCTATATAATTTTGTAGTTCTAAAAAATTAGGATCTCCAATTAAAGAAGTCGAATGAAAAACATGTCCCATATCTCCTTTATCTCCAAACTTTTTATTTCTTTTATCTATATCTTTTTTTAAATTTTTCTTGGCAGTTTCAATATATTTATCAGAAGCTTTATTCAATTCATCTACAAATGCCGGTTCATCTACATACCATACAGGACATTTAAATAAATCTTCTCTGGCTAATTCTCGAGGAAAAGACTTAGCACTGCCACAGGATATTTTATCGAATTGTTTTTTACTTCTTTTTTTCATATAATTAATCTGTTGCGATATTAAGTACTATCCTTCTTTTTGTATCTGTTTGAACATAACCGTTGTGTTTTGAACTATTTTTAAAAATCAAAGCTTGATTTTTAATAGACTTATAATCTTTTTTATTAATAGTCGTACCACCATTACATGTACTAAAATTTAAAATAGTTGTATCAACATCATTCATAACTTTTCCTTTCGCATCCCTTATATCATAATGCTCAGCATGGTCAATTCTTTTCCCTTGGTTAGTATATAAGTTTAATTTCATTCTTCTCAATTGAGTTACTTTTACATGGGCGTCTATAAAATATAAAATAGGTTCAAAGGTTTCAAAATAAGGAGAACTTCTACCTTTTTCAAAATCCCATAGTATATGTGTAAACATAAAATTATCATCTAAGGGTTTGTCATTCTTTTTCGCTGAATTTTCAATCCAGAACCAGTTAAAATTATTATTAAAAATATTATTTAATTTATTAAAAAATAAAGCTGGTAGAAAATTATCTTTTATTTGAATGGCCACCCTAAATTCCATATTACTAAACTATGTCTAGATCCTTTTTTAACTGGACATACTCTATGCCAAACAAATCCAGGAAATACAACCAAGGATCCTTTAGGAAGTATTTCTGTACATTTTATAATATTACGTTTTTTATCAGGGTCTAAATTTCTAAAATCAAATTCGAGTTCCCCACCTTTATATTCTTTAGGATCTGATAATGTCACAGTTACTGATAGTTTTCTAATTTTACCATTTGAAGGATCACCTTGTTGTCTTTGATAAGGTTTATCCCAACCATCACAATGCCAATCATAGTATTGACCTTTATTATATTTTGTAAATTGACAAGACTCAGAAAAATCCCATTGAAAATTCCAACCTGCACTTTGATTTGCTTGGTGAACATAAGGTTGTATTTCTTTATATATCCAACGATCATTCATCCATACAATATCTGAATTTCTTTTCTTTTTTAAATCTTTAAATTGTTGTTGATTTAATGGTTTATCTCCATATCCACCAGTAACGGCCATTTGATCTTGTAAAGATTTTCCATAACGAACAATATCATCACAAATCCTTTCAGGAATTACTGATTTAAAGTACCAATAATAATTAGTTAGGTTCATAATTTTAAATATACCTGGTTAAAATATATTTAAACAAAAATAAAAAGAATTGATCTAGATCAATTATGTAATAGTGATTGTCCCACTAACTGTAAAGGTAGCTACTTTATAACTTCCTGCAGGCGCAGGTAAAGTTGTTACTGAATTACATCCTGGAGCAACAGCTACACCAGCATCAGCCGGTGTTCTTATAATTACAACTCCATCACCCCCTTTACCTCCATTATCACTACTACTTGTGCCAGCTCCACCACCGCCACCACCTTTACCATCAGTTCCAGCTCCACCAGTACCACTACCAGAATAACCTCCAGTTCCGCCAGGATTACCAGTACCACCTGTTGTTTGAGTAGGGCCTTCATTTCCACCACCGCCACCACCAGCATAAGCAACAGGAGAATTTGTTATTGAAGTCGTTGCACCTGCTCCACCAGGAGTGGCAATACTATCAGCTGCATTAGCTCCTGCAACAGTGGCTCCTCCACCTCCACCACCTGCATCTATACCTGATGGACTTGAACCGGGTGCTGCATTACCACCATCTGTTCCTTGAGCTGGACTTGTAGGAGGTGTATTACCACTTCCTCCAGCTGTATTAAATCTTGATCCACCTCCTCCTCCAGAACCTCCATCTTGGCCTGGATTAGGACTATCATGGCCACCACCGCCACCACCACCTGTGGATGTTATACCTTCAAATATTGAATCAGTTCCATTTTGTCCTCTTTTTGTAGTAGGAGGTTGAGGTCCTATTCCACCAGCACCACCTGCTCCAACTGTGACTGTAAGTGCTCCACCATATGTGGGAATTGCTACTACACACGCCCCTAAAGGAGACGCTGTATAACTACCTGTGCTCGTTCCACTTGATTCTCTAAAACCACCGGCTCCGCCTCCGCCGCCACCTTCGTGTCCCGCACCGCCACCACCACCAGCGACTACCATATAATCTATAAAGTAAGCAGGTAAAACCCATGTTCCTTGTTGCTTGGCACTAAATTGACTTTGCATTGACCACACACCACTTGCTTTATTTAATTCTTTTACGACTATAATTCCTGGACCACCTGTTCCACCGTTTGCTGTACCTGCACCACCAGCTCCACCACCGCCACCAGTATTAGTAGTACCAACACTTCCAGCTCCGCAAGATGTAGCTCCG